CTTTATCACCAACCGACAAAGAGGGTAATCATCTATGAAGAAAATTAATTATCTTCTGCTCATTTTGGTGCTATTAATTGCCTGTGCCCCATCGGTCCATCGAGCGCAATACGACGAGGTCCAGGTAGCCAAAGAGAGGCGGAAGAGAAAGCCCGGGCTGAAGATTGACTATATCTTCAACGATTCTCAGCTAGGACGATTGTATAACGGTGGCAAGAAATTTTCTGACAGTGGGTTTAGGAAATATGTGGCAGCGCATGTTTCCAAGGGTCTGGAAGTGAGGTTCATTTCAGGCAAAAACCTATTTGGGAAAAAATATATCAGATATGCGGTGATCTATTATGAAGTTTCCAAACATTAAAAACATACTTAAAAAGGCGTTAGATATTATTCCGTTGATCCTGTCGATATGGCAGCTATTTGAGAGTAACGAAGAAGAAGATGAAGAATGAATGGACAGGATAAGTATGAAGACCTGGAAGAGCAAATCAAGCAAGCCAATACACCAGAGAAGAAGCTGGATTTTCTCACGACTATGGTTTGCATGTTGGCGAAGAATGACATTTTTCACCTGTGGAGGTGGATAAAAATACTCATAATTTTGAGCATTTTGAATTTACTGTCAAGCCAGGTGGACATAGAGGCGGTTATTAAGGCCATAACAAAGGCGTTTTGATGTGTCACAAGCCAAAAGCGGAGGATCAAGCAAGCATGGGCGCAATGCGGAGAAATGCAAGAAATATAAAGCCGCTCAGAAGAGAGAAAAAAGCCACATCAATAAAATTAGAAAGCATCTTCGAGACCATCCAGAGGATAAACAGGCTAGAGAGGCATTGAAGATGTGGGAAGCGAAATTGAAATGAATATGAATAACGAACCCCTGGCGATTCCCGGGATGAGAAAGCCACTTCTTAACGTGCCAGGGAAGGGCCGGATTTCAGTCCCTATGAGGGCTGGCGTCTACGGTCAGAATGGGCGCCTTGTGTGGTCGGTGTCGAGTAATCGGCAAATGTGGGGCGTCTGAATGAAAGTAATATTTGATGCGCTGATTAAGCAGAACACAATCAAGAGCCTTGTATCTGGAGATAAGCAAGCTCGGTTGATTCTAGAATTTGAGGCCGCAGATGATGAAACGATGGATAAAATTAACAAGCTTCACAAGGCGGATGAGACAGTAACGGTGATTATAGGAAGCAAATGAGCGAAACGCGTATAGAACGTAAAAAAACGCGGAATTCCTATACAAATGGAAATAAGTTTAAGGAAGGAAATCCGGGGCGCCCAAAAGGGAGTCGGGACAAGTTCACTTCATTAAAAGATGCTTTTATCAATGCGTTTAATGAAGTGGGGGGAGAAAGGGAGCTTGTTCGGTGGGCGAAAAAGAGCGAAAGAAATAAAGCGCAATTCTTTCAGATGATTACAAAAATGCTTCCTTCCAGCGTTGACATGGACGTGAAGGGGAGGATAGAGGCCGTGATCGTATCAGACAAGTTTTTACCAGATGTGAACAAAAAGGACAAGGATGGAGCTAAATCTTAACAAGGTGCTGAATTATCGGCACCAAGAGCTTTTCCAAAGCACAGCACCCGAGCTCTGCGTGAGGGGTGGCAAGAATGCGGGAAAGACATACTCGATAGCGGATAAGCTCCTCCTCCAGCCGCGACTCCAGCCAGGCAAGAAGCTCAAGGCGGTTGTTGTGCGGAAGACATTGCCGCGAATTAAATCAACTGTGCTTGAGATATTAGAGAAGAGGGCCGAGGCACACAAGATCGAATTCAAGCTAAATAAAAGCGATTATGTGGCCCGGGTATTAGGATTAAAGATAGTGTTTCTCAGTATGGAAAATAAAGATGATTATGAAAAAGCACGGTCTATGACAGACATTGATTTTATTTGGATGAATGAGCCTACCGAGATGAGAGTAATGGACTATGACATGCTCCGCATGATTATTCGAGGGGGAGAGAGTTCATTCAGTCAGATTATTATTGATTTCAATCCGATTGGTAAAACATCCTGGGTATATAAGCGGTTCTTTGAAAATGGCAATGGTAATAACGGAGTACACAAGATCCACTATACGGTTTATGACAATCCCTGGGCCAAAGAGAAAGAGATAGAAATACTCAAAAGCTATGAACACATAAACAAGAATCTCTATGATATCAACTTCCTCGGTAAGTGGGGTGAGCTGGAGGGCGTTATTTATGACTGGGGTGAGCCTGTCGATGTTGAGACTATGCCCGAAAGCCTGGATGAGACATTCTACGGCCTTGATTTCGGCTACAGCATAGACCCTGCTGCTCTTATCCGCATATACCGAAAGGCTGATGAGTTCTGGGTTGAAGAGGTGATACACGAGACGGGGCTGACCAACCAGCAGCTTGCACGGCGCATGAGAGAGAAGAGTGTTAATGAGTCTGCCGATATATACGCTGATTCAGCAGAGCCAAAATCCATAGATGAGATTCACCGCGAGGGGTTCAATGTTAAACCGTGTGAAAAAGGGGCGGATAGCGTAAGAGCGGGAATAGACTATTTACAGGGTCTAAAAATCCACATTATTGATGGATCGGAGAATATATCAAAGGAACAGCGATCATATGTCAGAAAGCAAGACAAGAATGGCGAATACCTTCCTGTTCCTGTCGATTTTGATAATCATGCGATGGATGCGATCCGCTATGGGATTTATACACATTGTAAGAGAAGACAATTCGGCTTTGGGGTGATGTAATGGGGCTATTAGATAAATTTCTGGAGAAGCGATTAGCAAAGATGGGCTATGGGAGTCCGATCAAGAAGGGGGCTGGATTTATGGCAACCGAGATCGAGAGCGATCCTTCGGATTATCCAGAGTCAACCAAGCCTGGTGATTATAAGGACTTTGTAGACGCTTTTAATTCCCTTCCCTGGCTCTATGCTGGAGCGATGGCCCTAGCGATAGCTGCTCCAAAGCCTACGCTCAAGGTATATCGGGACCTGGGAGAAGAGCAAGAAGAGGTTTTGGGTGAGGACATCAATAAGCTCATAAGGCGGCCAAATCAATTTCTCTCTTATCGGGAGCTGCTTCAAATAACGGTTATAAATTTATCAATCCCGGGCAACCATTTCTGGAATCTTGTGGGGGCGCAGCAAAGGAAATTCCCCGATGTTGTAATTGACCAATCAAACCCACCCGTTGAGATATGGTGGATTAAGCCGGAGCAGATACAGATCAAGGATCATCCCACGAAATTCATCGAGAAGTATGTATTCAAATCAAGCCAGACGAACAAGCTAAGAGACCTTGACCCGTCAGAGATCATACATTTTAAGCTTCCTAACCCGGATTCCTACTTCCGGGGAATGGGGGCCATGCAGCCAGCGAAGAATACGGCGATCCTAGAATTTAATGCTATGGCTTATAATAAGAAATTCTTTGAAAACGATGCAATGCCCCCTTGGGTTTTCGATTTCCCGGAGAAACCAAACGAGAAAGATTTTTCTGCATTTAAAAGAAATTGGAACGAAAGGCATGGGGGATCAAAAAATAAGGGGAAGTTTGGATATATCTATGGGGGCACAAAGATACAGGAGCTAGGCAAGACACCAAAAGATGCCTCATACGGTGAGATGCGGAAGATGAACCGCGAGGAATTACTGGCCACGCTCCCCGGAAGCGTACCGCCCTCAATTGTGGGCCTCTTAGAATATGCGAATTACAGCAACATGGAAGTCCAGAGCAAGAAGTTCTGGGAGGATTGTGTAATGCCACTCCTCGATCTTGTTGCGGATAAGATGACGCTCAACCTGGCACCTCACTTCGATGAGTCCTATTTCTTTAAATTCGATTACTCAAATATCAAGGTACTCCAAGAGGATGAGGAGAGGCGGTCAAGTGTAGCACAGCGTTTAATTGAACATGCAATAAAAACACCTAATCAGATCCGGCGTGAGTTCTATGGTGATGAACCCTATGAGGGGGGCGATCAATACTTTATGAAGATGGGGCTTATTCCCATTGGTACAGAGTCCGGGAAGAAAACGAAGGCGCTCCCTGAGCATAAGGATATAAAAAGCTCTTTCTGGGCCGAGGAGACCCGCAAAAAGGCGCTATGGGAGAATTTTGTCAAGCGAGTCGAGGCAAAGGAGAAGGCGTATATCCCGATAGCGGTTAAATACATCAAGCGTCAGGCGAAGTTAATTGCTGAGCGATTGAAGGGCGTTGATGACCTGGCCTCTGTTGCCCCAATGAGGCTGATTGAGATTGGGGAAGAGACGGATAAGTATATCAAGGATTTTAAGCCCTGGTACTGGGAGACCCTTGCAAAAGCTGGAGAGGCCGGGAAGGTAACATCTCGGGGCTTTCTCTATGATCTTGAAGCAAAGGCGGTTTTTAAAGATGAGGGATTTCTGTTGACCCCCGAGCTAGAGGCAGCATTACAACAGATGGTTTTTAATTCTGGAACCGTTGTGAATGAGACGCTTATTGACATTATCTATCGTACGCTCCAACGAGCAATAAAAGAGAGCTGGACAGTTGAGGAGTTTACGCAACTCATCACCCATCAGGTAGATGAGTTTTCTACGTGGCGATCTCGGCTATGGGCCAGGACAGAGACGGCAAAGGTTGAAAACTGGGGCCAGGTTGAGGGATATAGGCAATCTGAATTTGTGGAGAAGAAGGGTTGGCTTTCAGCATTTGCTCCAGAATCTAGAGATGAACCTGTCTCTTATACACATCTGACGCTGCCGACGAGCGATCTAGTGTAGATCTCGG